GATAATACAAAGTCTGAGATACAGTCATTTTATGATATGCGCAATGTAGACTATAGTACCGGCGATTCTAAGGCGGTACTATTAAGCAAGATAAAGGTGAATGATTTTACAGGAACAAAAACATTGGAGAATAAATGAAATATGTTTTAGGTGAGACGGTATCAAACTTTACTATTATAAAAGATGGTGTTGATTTAAAAGGCAGGTTCCATGATGTTCTTGATAACCACCCCCTTACTTACCATTGGTCGGACGGTGTCAAGAAAATGATTTCTTTAAAGTTGTACGATGAAGTAATGAAAGATTCCTAAGTAAAAATGCAGAAAAAGGTAATAAGAGATCGGCAGGAAAAGATCACAATAGATACTCCTTACGGAACTATTGAATCTGACTCTGGTAATCATTTGGTTGATGTCGCGACAATAGTTTTTATTATACTCGTTTGTATGTTATTAAAATTTAAAGGAGCATTATTGTTAAAAAGGATGTTTAATAAATAATGGATATAGGTGTATTAAATGAACTTGGGTATGTGGAAGTAGTTGAGATATCAATTTGGATTGGTCTAATGTATTACGGAAAATGTTGGATAGATAATAGGTTTAAATAGGCGTGAAAAAACTATTATTAATATTAGCGTTATCAGGTTGCAGTGATGATTATATGACGGTTGAACACAATATAATTAATGCTGACAATAAGGTACCTGTATATTTTTACGCTGATGCTGAGCAGTCAGATAATACCAATTCATGGAGACCGGTGTTTACTTATTATGTTTATTTAATGGAAGAGGGGACGTATGATGCATATTTCCATGCTTATTGTATGGATGGAGATTCGGTTATATGGTCAGGTATACAGCCAATAAGGCTGGAGGGTGGTAAGAAAATATGGGGTGAATATGTTAGTAGTGCAAACTTCTCGCCCCAGAATATAGCTAATGTTACTCCAATGGCTTATGTAAGTGTGGAGTATTAATTATATAAATGGTAAGAATTTATGACAGATGTATATTCAGATTACGGCTCCACAGGGGTCATGGTTGTATTATTTTCTGGAATGCTGTATTGGTTTAGGGGATTTGTAGAAAGGCTTGTAAACAATAAACTTGAAGACCTTGAGGAAGAGATACAGCAGAACAGGAAAATACTGGTAAAATTAATAGACAGATGGAATGTGGCAGATGCCTCAAGGGATAAAAGATATGACAATCTTGTTGATAATGCAGAACGAAGACATGAGAAATTAACATCTGAGTTGCGGACTCAGAGTGAAGCTTTAAACTGGTTAAAGGGTAAGCTTGATAAAAAATGAAGAAGATGAAAAAGACTAGCATAGGAAGTGGACGCGGTACTAAAAAAAAGTTCAAGAGTTATCGTGGGCAAGGCGGAAGAAAAAGATGAACCATAAGGAAGTCGAAAATTATAGAACTGGTGTACAGTCACGGTTAGAGGAGTTGACGTTAATGAACGCCAAACAAAGTTCTGATATGCATTATGTCAAGGAATCATTAGACGAGGTAAAGACTTTAATTAAAGAACAGAATGGTCGGGTAAGAGAATTAGAGGGAGGCATGTCAGGTATAAAAGCCATAGGTGGTATGCTATCCGTTGTATTCTCGGGTTTATTTGGCTACCTGTTCACGAAAGGGTAAAACATGGACATTAAAAAAGTATTAATTGAACTAGCTGAAGCACAGGCTGATAAGGTAAAAGATGAAATGATGAGTCAGCTTAGTTCCAGTGATATGGAAGAAAAGATAGCTTCGGCAATAAATGCTAAAATAGATATACCATTTGTATCAGAAGATAAGGAACAAATATTCTTTGAAAAAGTTGTTGACGTTGTTACTGATTTGTTGCAAGGCATTCTCAAGGGAAAATAGTTTGTTAAACGCACCGCAGGTTAAAGACCTCATTAAGCGTGTATTAAAGAAGATGGATTTACATTCACCTGAAGCCGCAGAACTTGTATACAAGACTGGTAAAGTTGAAAGCGGGTATGAGTACCTAAAACAGATAAAAGGGCCGTCAAGGGGTCTTTTTAGGTGTGAGAGCTGGGTTGCAGTAGATATATGTAAGAACTATCTTGCCTATCGTAAAGGTCTTATGCGCAAGGTGGCTGACGCTACCAAGGTAAAGCTCTCTTATTTTGTAGAACCAAAAGAAGAGGACTGGAGTTATATACTGGAAACAAACATCGCCGCTCAAATAGCGATGTGTCGCTTGCACTATAGACGCATACCCAAACCACTCCCATCAAGTTTAGAGGGGCAGGCCAAATACTGGAAGAAATATTACAATAGTATGGCTGGTCGCGGTACTGTAGAGGATTTCTTGGTGAGGTCAGCATAGTGCCTAAACAGATTTATACATTAAATAACTTCTCAGGCGGTATTAATAATCTGAAAGACCCCCGTGATCTACAGGAAAATGAGCTTGCCAATGGTGTAGATATAATGATAGACAAGCAGGGTGCCATACGAACTAGAGGTGGAGAAGCAGATTATAATGCCACTATTAATGATAGGGCCGCTACTGTTGCTCCGGGTTATGGTTTGGCTGTGTTTGAATCTGATTTTGGACTTGAAAATGCAAGCTATAAGCACAGCGGTACCAGTAATGTTGATTTTGGTGACCCTGAAAATGATAGCTATTCAATAGATTTTAATGTAAACGATGAGGCTGATAAATTTGTAACTGGTAGTATTATATCAGTTACAAACACTGCTTTAAATAATGGATTTTATAAGGTTTCATATACTGATGGGAATAAAATAATATATGTTGATCCTAAGCCAGTTAGGGAAAATGATACATCTGCTGTTGTTAAACGACATACTATAGGTGAATCTCTTGTAGCCTTAGCCGATGCCGGTAACGGTCAGGTAGATATATGGAAAAGGTCGGAAGGGGCAGATGCTTGGCATGGAACCTCTATAAATTTAAGAAGTGATGGTACAAGAACATTCGCCGCTTCTGGGGCTTCCAAAATATCTTATTATTTTGTTGATAACGCAATAAGGGCATGCGATACTAATTTTGATAATGGATCAATTATTCATCATTTTGGATATATTGAACGCACTCATTTTGAAAATACTACATCATCTAATGCTTTAATTTCTGATGTTTATCATGATTTTTATGACAATATAAATAATTTAGCGGCCCCTACTGAATGTAAGGTTGATACGGAAGGGGACGAGGGAGCCGCTGGTGATTATTTAACTACTGCTGGAGCTGGTTTTAATGTATCAGTTACAGAAGCTTCTGATGCAGAGGCCACTTGGGTTGCTGATACATATCAGGTAGCTATAAGTTTTATATATGATGATAATCAAGAGTCATTATTGTATGTGCCAATAACAAGTAATACTTTTGCTGTTACTGCTGGCTATAAACAGGAAATAATAGTACGATGTGAGAGTCCCTATGATGAAAGAATAAGCGGTGGTAGGGTATATTTTAAGTCAAATGGAGAGAATGATGAACCTTGGGTTCTTCTAGCTGATATAAGTTTAAGAAAAGGTATTAGAACTTCTCTGAACTCTGATTATGTACAAAGAACAGAATCAGATGTTTCTGGTAATACTGGGTGGAATCCGTTGAGCGATAGTACTGGAGCCGCAGAAACAGAGATATATAGTGAGGAAGCTTTTTCATTTACACCAAACCTTGATACTTATGAAAGCATAAATGGCTTTCCAGCAACGACAGATTCAATTTCTATAGGACAACCGGGTGAATCTTGGAAAACTGCCGTAGTTGCTAATAGAAGAGCATTTTTAGCAAATGTAAAGTTAATAAGTACATCTACTGGTCAAGCTACTGTATTTGGGGATAGGATAATGTATAGTATGCCCAATAAGTTTGATACATTTCCGTCATTTAATTTTATTGATGTTGTAAAGGGTGATGCTGAGAACTATGTAAAGTTAGAAGAATACGCCGATAGATTGCTGGCGTTTAAACAGAAGTCAGTACAGATTATTAATATATCATCTCCATCCGATACTAACTGGTTCCTTGAAGAAAATATAAAACATAATGGTGTTCTACATCCTGCCGCTGTTGTGCGAACTGACTATGGTATATGTTGGGTAAATGAAAATGGCTGTTATATATATGATGGCCGTAAGATAACAAACTTAGTAGATAATAAGATAGTTGAAACCAGTGATGACAACGAATTGTTTCCACCAGCTTGGAATGATTTTATGTATTCTTCTGGTTTGGTTGGATATAGTATAGTTGGCTATGAAAAGCGTCGTAAACAATTAATAGTAATGAAGGATTGTAATGGTACAGACCATCATCCAAACGATAATGCCGCTGAATCTTACGGTGTTAATACTGCCAATGGACAAGTTCATAGTGGTGATGCTTACATATATGATTTCAAAACACGCGCATGGGTTTTTGCTAAAGATGTATTTACTGATGAAAAAAAATATACAAATTTTATTACAGACTGGCAGGGTAATCTTTTCTTTGGGTATTATGATGGTTCATCTGATGTTCAAACTAGATATTGGGTAAATGATTCTGCTAGTCGAGCTGGACTTAATATAACTACTAGAGATATTGATTTTGGTGATCCATCTCGTTTAAAGAAAGTATATAAAGTATATGCTACTTATAGATCAAGCGCTGAACAGAATTTACCATTAGAATTTGCAGTAGATGGGACTGGTAGTTTTAGTGATTTTTCAACAGGAACTAATGTTCAGCCGCAAGGTAACACTGGTGGGGCTGGCTATTTGGAGAGTACAGCTAATTCTGGAGCTACGTGGGATGTGGCTACATTTACAGCGGATAGTATACCTTCATGTCAAAGTATACAATTTAAGTTTATTCCTCCATCTTCTGGTACATTTGAAATAAATGATATATCTATTGAATACAGACCAATACATAAGCGGGTATCATAATGTCAGTAACATTTGACAGGGATATAAGAAGGATACAGAACGCTAAGGAAGGTTCTGTAGCTTCTGGTGATAGCAAGACTGTAGTAAGTCATTCCCCAGCGGTTAGGGCAATGAGTGATGGTGAGCAGGTGTATGCACAGGAAAGTAATAAACCATTAGCCTTATATAGAAAACATAATGGGTTTTTATGGAAATCAAGTTTTTCTAAAGATGGTAATCAAACTGTTGAAAATAATTTAGAAGTCAGAGGTAATACTGTATTAAACCCAAAGGTTGGTATAGGTATAAATAAACCAGCGCAGATGCTACATATAGAGCATCCCTCTCTTGATTCTATCGTAAGAATTGGAGCTCCATCGGGTAAAACCAGTGCAATGCAAATTTACTCAAATGCAGGCACTTATACATGGCAGATGGGGGTTCCGTTTAACGCAGATAGGTTTGTAATAGATGAAGCTTCTATATCTTCAGGTGATGATTTAGTAATCTATACTGGAGGTATAGTATTGATGGGAAGAACATCTCCAGCGGCAAGTACCAAAGACCCAGTTCTTGAAGTTGATGGTTATGTATCTTTTGATGGATTTGTTGATCGAGCTGGTATAGGTGGTTCAGATAATGGTGATAATATTATAAACTTTAATTGGGATGGTTCTCAATTAGAAGGATGGGTAGATACTACTGAGGTTCAATCTAATATTACATCTGATTATCGTATTAAAGAAAATGTAACCGATGTAAGTAGTGGTGTTTTGGAAAAAATAAACTCTTTAAGACCAATTCATTATACACAGAAAGAATGTGGTATTTTTGGGCAGAGCGACAAACAAAGGACTTCATTCATAGCCCATGAAATGCAAGAGGTTCTTCCAGATATTATAAATGGAGATAAGGATGCTGTAGATGAAAATGATAATCCTATTTTTCAGGGCTACAAACATCAAGACTTAACAGCATATTTAGTAAAAGCAGTTCAGGAACTGTCAGCAAAAGTTACAGCATTGGAAAACAATTAGGATAAGATTATGGCATACAAAAGTTTAATAGATTATTATGGTGGCGGAATGGTTAATCCTCCACAGGGTTACCAATTAGGTGGTCAGATTGCTAGGTCAGGGCGACAGAGAGGTTATACCCGTGAATTTAAAAATCTAAAAGATTTAGCAGAACAGTCAGCAAAGAGAAGAGAGAAGGTCGGTGGTAACTGGTTAAGAAAACTCGCTGTTGGAACAGCCGGTACATTATTAGGTGGCCCTATGGGCGGTGGAGCGGCACTGGCCGCAGATCAGGCACTGCGAGAAAGAAAGTTTAAGAAGACTGATTTTGGTGGTGGTAAATACGCTCAAGATGTTCGTGAAAAACTTGGCAAACAAGAGAAAGCTTTTAAGGATAAAGGACTCATGAGGGTTGGTATAGCTGGTGTTGAAGGATATTTGGGTGGTAAAGGTGGCGGTACATTTGGTAAGGCGGCTGGTTTTTTAAAGGGCTTACCAACTGATATTAGTATGATAAGTGGCGCTATGAAGGGAGCCGGCGGTGCTTCTTTCTTAGAGGCCGCTAAAGGTGTTGGTTGGGGAGATATCCCAGCTATGCTTGGCGGAAAAGCCTCAATGGTTGGGTCTTT